ACGTACTTAAAAAAAAAAGATTTATTGAATATGAATGAGTTATTTAAATATTCGTCAAATGTTTATATGTATGTAGGAAGTTATGTAAATATTCGTCAAATATTTATATATATAACACGAGAAAATGAATAATTACAGAGTAGATTGATCATTTTGAGCATCTATGGTTGTAGGAACGATTTCGAAGAATGATTTTGGGCCTCCTGACTTACCTGAAAGTTCGTATAGTGGTTCTTGAAGGGTTTCGTAATCTGCAAGTTGGGGGTTACATTCTTCAACAATAACTTGGAGGCCGTTGTAATTGAGTTCCTGTATATTTTTTTGAGAGAAACCTGAGAAAGTCTGACTCCAACCGAGTCTTGCTGGAATTAGATCAAGAATATTGTCTGTGAATTTGTCTGCATTGTCAATTCTAATAGTGCAACAAAATTCTATTTCGGAACTAATAACATGAGCTGGGCGAATTGAAGCAACCATCAGTTGAGAGACAGATTGGTTTGTTACTTGGAGTCCCTCTGAGTTAGTTTGAACATGAGTCAGAGTGGAAGCATGTGCCGGTAGTAACGTGATGTTTCCACTAGTAATCGGTAGAAGGTAGAAGTAACCCATGTTTTGACCGTCTAATCTGTCAAAATTTGTTCCTCCTAAAGTAGATTTCCAGTTGTTAGGAACTGTGTGAATGATAATACGCACTGTGACGAAACCACTGTATGATGCAGGAAATATCAGCTTTAAACCAACAGTTTCAACATTAGCTCGATGATCAATATAATATTGGGGGTTTCCGACTTCTATTTCATACCCATCACTGGAGATTTGGGCGAATAAACTATCTAGAAATTTTTTTATTCCAGGATCTACGATTGCACTGACGTTTGTGGAACCAGGATAAACAGCTTTGGTTATTATGGGTTCGATTGCTGTGTTGTTGTTAATCCCTCTCCAGAAGACAGGAAAAGTTCCATTTTCTACGAAGCTTTTTGCAGTAGACAATATTCCAGTGGAAAATGTTGCTCTTGATATTGCCAAACCTTTTGATGACTTCAATATAGGTTTAATAAGTTTGATTTGATAATAAACGTATAGTGAACCGAGGGCTGCGTTAGCTACGCTGGACGGAGTGTTATGAACTGATATTTGAGTGAATCCCAGGTCGTAGTCGTTTATATTTTCTTGTGAGGATAGTGATTCATTTCGTACATACATAACGTTTTTAGCAAGTGGAAGTTTTTTCTTGTCGCATTCAACACCATGGTCTTGTGCATCAAGACATCTTGAGGAAGAGTGATGAGGGTATCTTTTGATATCAGCTTTTGTTTGGAAGCTTGGATCTGTGGCTCTGTAGTTCGTTGCGATTAAAACTTCGCCTACTTGACCGTTATTTGAATTAATATCAGCTAGAGATGGTCTGTAGGAGAAAACGAGTTGTTTGAATTCATATTCTTGGTAATTGACTGCAATTTGGGAAAGCCATGGAAAAGTTTTTTCCATTCCTGGGTTGAGAATGTATTTTGAGTATTCAAAAACGTTAGGATCGCTGTTACTATCCAGAGAGTTTCCATATACTTCTCCGATATATTCTTGGTGAGTGATAATCATAGCACCAGTTTCGTCTTTGACAGTTGAAAATTTCGGGGCCATGGAAGCAGTGTCAGAGAAAAGGTCGTTAGTGTAGATAGTTCTGTTAGAGTACATTCCTTTTCCTGTGTAAAGTCCTTGACCTTCGATTGATTCTTGAACAGGTTTTGTTGTGGGGCGAAATGGTTGATCCATGAATTGCGAAGAACCATATTGTTTTTGAGGTAATTGTACTCCAGCTTGTTGTGCTGCCATTGAGAGACCCATGTCATATCCCATTTGAGCAGTTTTGTTTTTCTTCAGAAATTTAACGATAGTGTTTCCTGCTTTTGTGAGAATGTTTTGTCCTCTGTATTTGCCTCTACCATAGTACAATCCTCTTCCTCCGTAAAGTCCAGATCCTCTATATTTCTTTGATTTCGCTAGTCTGGAAGACGAAGTGCTCATCATTTGTTTTCGTTTGTACATTTTTATTGTTGATGCTATCTTGAGGTAGGGTTGAAGTTGAACAGCAAATACAAAGAATTTTAAGTCCTCTTATGTGATCTAAAATGCTGATTTTAGGTTTTTCGGGCATAAGAAAGTGAATGATTTTGTTTTTAGAAAAATACTTATTATTTTATTGACCTTAGGTTATTCATATACAGCATAGTACAATTCAAAAACTTCGTATGCGCAATCATTTAATAGTTTGTTACGGAGTTTGTTTTTTATAGTTCTAATTATAGTTTTATTTTCTGTTTTTAATGCATCAATATATGTAGGTTCAAGCAATATTTTCTGTTCGAAGATCGTGTTTCTTAAGTCAAGCATTTCGTTAACTTTACTATAATATTCTGAATAAGAGGAGAAGGTTCTACCGTCTTGTTTTATGAGTACACTTTTCCATTTATTTTCTTTTTTCATTTTTGCAACTGCAATATAACAACAGCTGCCTGGAAACCAAAAATCCGCGAATAATTGAGCGTGCGAGAGTTCTAACTTGGCTTTACCTGTTTTAATATCGTCAATAAATTGGTCAAAGTCTTCTTTGTTGTCAACAGGTATAAGTTTTATGTCACAGAAACGTTCTCTGGCTTCATTTGGAAATTGCATACGTCCATCAAAATTTGGATTAGGTCTATAATTTTGAAAGAATTGATGTCCTAATATTTCTGCTAATTCCCAATCAAATTTGTCTTTTTCCCCAGGAATAGTTAAATCTCCAGTAGGAGGTAAGATGTATTCGTCAAGTACATCACCTTTAAGGTAACCAGGTTTTGACCTAGATGCTTTTTGTTCGTTAACATACAGACCAGAACCACTATACGAAGCCATAATAGAAAGTGAAATATCTTAAAGATGAGAAATATAATTATTTAATTATAGTTAGATTAACCTAAGGTCAATATTAAGACAGGAATACAGTAATAGAAGAACAATATCTAAAAAGAGAAAGCGCTTTCGCGTGAGCGAGAGTAAGACTAATAATTTTGAGTCAAAACATCAAGAGCAACAGTTTCAGTTTCGAGATCAGTTAGACTGAGTAAATGAGAGAGTTTTCCAGGACCAAACTCGAGCTCTTTGAAACGTCTTTTCAATTGAGCGATATCTCCTTCTTTAAGAAAGTCTAAATGAGCGAAGGTAGTTTCAATGTTATGAGGAGAAGTAATAATTACTCTTTTCGAATTGAAATTGACTTGTCCGCCTTTAGTTTGGACTTGCATTTTGTATCTATCAGCAATGCGAAGAAGGAATGAGAAAGGTAGTTCAGAAGAAGGTCTATAATCGTCAATTATGACAGTATCTTCTGATTCATATCCACAGAACCATTTAGATGTGGGATCCTTAACATAAGTTGATTGAGGTGTTAAGTTATGAGCCCATCTGGACTTCCCGCTCCCAGTTTCCCCAAAAACCCAGTAACCAAGAGTCATCGAGGAACGAGGAGTCGAATTCAAAGTTGTCATCAGAGTATGAATTCCTTTGCTGTAATGAATGAAAGACTTAGGATAAGCTTCAGCAATAGATTTCATATTAGAACCAGACTTTACCATTTCAGCTACAGCGTCTAAATCAGTTCTTTTACCTTGACCCGCTGGTGGTTTACCGATTTCAAAGAAGTTTTTACCTTTTTTGCAATACTTGATATTTTGTTGAGCAGTACCTAAACTAACAAAAATAGCCCATCTAGATGGAGAACCTTGTTGACGAGTAATAAGTTTATGAAGTCCCGCAATGGTATGTTTATTTTTAGTTTCACAATAAGCTTGTAAGTGTGGAGTACCTTCTTGTCCCACTTCAATACCATAGATTTTGTACTTGAATTCATTGTCAGGCAAGTTATGAAAAGAAAGACGTTCATTTTCAGTCCAATTATTGAGAGTCATAGTGAAGCGTCGTACACGATCACGTGAACTGCTTGTCTCTGGCTCCTCCAATTCGTCTTCAGCAGATGGTGAAGTAGGAGGTTCGTCGTTAATTGTTTGTAGACAAGCATAAGGAGAGCGGATTGGGGTTGGTGGTTCAGTCATCCAGGGATGAATGACCACGGAAGGAGTTCTTACCAATGTAGGAGCGGATAGATTCGGT